TGTCGTAGGTGGTTCCCCGAGTGATCACCGTTGTCGGTTGCTCCATGATGCGTTTCAAGAGTTGCGTGGGTCTTGGCGTGGTCGCGATGGCGACTTGTGGCCGTTCTCCCAAGCGCAGACCAAACTGAGCCTGATCCCAGGTGTCCTCGTACTGCCAGGCCGCCAACTCGTCGCACCAAATGAACTCATGCTGTGGCCCTCTCAACCTGTCGGGTTCCTCGGCGCTGAAGAGTTTGATCCGGCTCTTGTTCGTCAGAACGATCTCACCGATGGAGCGGTTGTAGTTCTCCAACATTTGATACCGGCGCAGTATGTTCAGGATTCCCGACTCACCTTCAGCGCAGGTGTCTCTGGCGTCGGCGTAGGTTCGAGCGATGACGGCGCATCGAGTGTTGGGTTGAAAGACGGCTTTGGCCGCAAGCCATTCGGCGCAGCTCCTGGTCTTGCCTGCTCCTCGACCTGCCAAGTAGAGCCAGGTTGTCCAGTCGCCTTCGGGTTCTAACTGCTCACGTCTGGCTGAGGCTTTGACCCAATCGAGACGCTCTGCGGCTATGAGGTCAAGTGGCGCGACGCTTGGCATCTAGTGCCTCCTCCAAGGCTTCGAGGATTCGACGCTCTCGGTCTGGGTCTACCTGATGAATCAGAATCTCTTCTTGGATCTTGGTGGGTGCGTTCAGTCCGAGGAGTCGAGCGCGAGCGGCGATGGCTTTCAGGATCTTGTCAACGGCGTCCATTCGAGCGCCTTCGTCGACGACCACGTTGCCTTCGTCGTCTTTGACAATTTTGCCAGCGGCTGAGACCTTGGGCGGTGGTTTGGCAATAACGCTGTTGAGGTATCGCTCGGCGTTGTCGATCTTCTCTAGTTCGATCTTCCTGACCTCTGCGGCTCCCTCGGTTGGCAGTTCGTTGACGGCTCTGGCAACCATGTCGTGTGCGGTGCCGACTGAACAACCAAACTCGTTGGCGATCAGTTGGTAGGTGTAGCCCAGAGATCGCATATCAGCGGCCTTACGATCTTTGGCGATCTGGTCTGGCGTTCGTAAGAACTTTCCTGTGGTGGCGTGCTGGGCTGGAAGTTTTCCGGCGGTCATAGTCTTTCCGATGGTATCAGTTGACCTCGATCACTTCACCATCTTTCGTCACTTGCCAGGTGTATTGACAGTTCGGGCAGGCCTGTGTCTTGGGTTCTTTTTGTTCGAGTGGCATCGGCTCTGGCTCAAACTCAGTCACCAGGTCGTCTAGGTCATCTCCCTCGAAGCCTGTGCCCTGTAATCCAAAGTCACTCCGCACCAAGGATTCAAGAAGGTCGGTGAGGTGGGACTGGTTGTAGGTCGCCAGGTCTGAAGAGCGATTGTCAACCAAGAGGATTCTCAGTGCTTGCTCGTCGTCAACGTCAATCAAGGTGACCTCGATGTCGTGCCAACCAAGGATCTTGGCCGCTTGAAGTGTGTGGTTGCCAGCCAGCACGGTCATGGTTGATGCTTGAACCACCAAGGGTCTGAATTGTCCGTGTGCCTCTAGGGATTGAATGATTGCCCCAACGTCGCCCTGTCTGGCGTTTGATGGGTGGAAGTGCAGCTGATCGACGCCTACCCTCTGAATGTCAAGACTTTGTAATTTCTTCATCTCCCAAGAATGACAGAAGCAGGGTGTACGCGTGGCCAAAGTGATCCATGCCTTCTTTGATCTCGCCAAACACCTGAAAGCCCAGTGGGTGCATTGACTCGTTGAGAATGGCTAGGCAACCGTTCAGCGATTGCAGACCGGCGTTGTAGGCGTCAAGCACGATCTCGGCCTGCGTCATCACCAGTATCTTGTCGGGGTTGTTAGTCACCTGAAAGCAGCTCCATGTGATCCTTGGTGCAGGTTTTGTCTCGGCACTTGCCTCTGACGCGTCGGGCCTTCTCAATGGTCAAAGGTGCATACTGCCACGATGAAAGCGTATAACCGTGCTTCTTGGCCCACAGTGGGTGAACGGTTACGAAGTGATGGCAGGGTCGGCACAATGAGATGAACAGGGTTGGTTCGAGCCACGCTGTTGATCTCTGAGAGCGGTTGATCAACTCATGAACGTCTTGAATTTGACGCTTGCACCCATCTAGGTTGCCTTCGCAAAATGGGATCTTCTCTGCTTGGATTTTGGTCAGTCGTTGACGTTCGGCAATTTGGCCGGCGCGCTTGACTGATATTTGCCTCATGGCGTCCTGCGACAGATAACACAAGAGACCACGCCGCTCGCGTCAAAGTCCCAGTCGTGTTCGCACTTGAGAATGGGTTCGTGGAGCAGGCCGCAAGATCGACAACGTAGGTCGCCTTGGCCTGCGGCGAAGTGCTCAGTCGCTTTGATGCATCTGGGGCAGTAGTAGTTCACGGTCATCTCCTCCGCTCCAATTCTAACGAAGAATCTCGGTGATGTCGTCCCAATCTCTTGGTCGCCAGATGTACGCTTCTGCGCTTGATGAGAGTTCGTCGATCCACTGGGCCTGATCTTTCGAGATCCTGCCGGTGTCGCTTTTCAACTCGGCAAAGATCAGTCGCTTGGGCCGGTCTGTGAAGTCAGCGCGCACCAGGACTAGGTCGGGGAATCCCTTGGCGTCATAACGCGTCGGGGTTCGGTAGTTGCCTCTGGCGTTCATCGCAGCTGCAAAGTGGGCGGCACGGTATCCGAAGAGGTGCGCAAGGTCGACAACTTGCTTCTCAAAGTCTGCTTCGGTCATGGCCATGAGTAATAACTTACTCAACTGTCGTCGTCGGTATCCTCAAAGAAGTCGTCAACGTCGATTTCAACCTGGTCTTCTTCCCAAAGAATCATCGCGATCAGTGAGTAACTGGCAAGATCAAGGAATGTGTCTCTGGCGTTTTCGTTCGTGAGTTCGTGACCGGCGGCAAGCGTTTGCAATCGAGAGACCTTGTCGCCCAGGCGGATCATCGCGCCAACCCAGGTGTCAACCCCCCACAGAACTGAACCTCTGAAGTTGAACAATGGATCTGCGGCTAAGAACGTCTCGCTGTCCTCGGCTCCGTGCATGCCATAATCATTCGACTTCCTGGCGTGCATACCTGCCAGTTCGAGAAGCAGGTCATAGAAGCGGCTGTCGCCAGTGGACTCGTCGGTGATCTCTTCGGGTTCGGCCATGCCCTGAGCCTAGTCAGTCTTGGGCGAAGGCTTTTGTGCCAAAGCAGGCGTCACGCAGCTCGTCGAGATGCTCAGGTAGCCCTGTGCGACAGAACTGGTCGGCGGCGGTAGCGATCTCCGTCAGTGTCTTGTAATCGGTGTAGGGAACCGTCATTGTCTGGGTGACTTCCATCTGTCTATTTTCCTTTCCGTTTCGGGGCCTCTAGTCCCTGCCTGCACAAATAGAATAGTATGTCTTGCACAAACGGACTAGTATGAAGTCCTGAGGTAGAGGCAGGGAGGCGCATGTCCCAGAAATTCAACCCGATGAGTGACTTCCATCTCACTTTCCTTTCTGTTTCGGGGCTTCTGGTTCAGCGTGCGTGGTCAGACACTTCCAGAAACCTGTTTTCTCGTGTCGCCATTCTCGACCTTTCCTAATGATAGGCAAGCCACAGTGACAACACTTCATCGGCTCAGCAGGAACTCGGCGGCCCCTGACCAATCCCTCTGATATTTGCCTAACCTCTTGGCCCTGGTCTTCTTGGTCACGGTCTCGGTGCGAACTCTCAAGCGGTTCGGGCCATGTTGTTTGCAGTCGTCAATTCGACTCAGGCCCACCATGATCAGGTTGCCCTTGGCGTCGTAGGTGTCAAGGTCGTCGACGACGTAGGCGTGATTGGTGTCTCCCTCAATCAACACGACATCGTTGTAGTTGATCTTCATGCTTGCTTCGCCTCAACGTCCATCGCAACTTTGATCATCTTTGCCATCAGTAATCTTGCCTCAGGCGGCGAGTCCATCAGGGCGACCATGCCTTTCATTATCTTTGAAAATGGCCAGTTGTATAAGTTGATCGTGTCAACAAGTTTGTGACACATTTCGCACACGCAAACGACTTCAGTACCTCCGAGACGATAGGGAACAGGGAAGTGATCGTGTTGATGATTCTTTGGAGTATCAACAATGGGTTCGAGACAGTAATAACAATCACCGTCATTTGTGTCGGAGCAAGTTGTCGATCTGCTCATGCTTGCTCCTTGATTAGTGGCAGTTCCCCTGCTCGAACTCGCCGACGGTACTCGGCCTGGTAGTCGGTGTTGGCCTTGACGCACTCTGCGAGTCGGCACCCAGCGACGTAG